AAGCCTATGCAGCAGTAGTATATCTAAGTCCTAACGCTGATGTTAAGAAAGGTACAGGATTATTTCAATCCAAACAAACAGGCAAAGTTTATAAGAATGATGAACTTAGCAAAGGAGAGTCAGGTTTCAAACAGATGTGGAAAGAAGATAAGCATTTTCAGATGCACACATATGTTGGTAATCTATATAACAGATGCGTCTTATACCCAGCACACTATTGGCATGCTCCATTCTGTGCAGGATTTGGACACGACAAAGCAACAGGCAGACTTGTACAAGTAGGCTTTTTTACGGTGAATAAATGAGTGAGTACAAAACAGACAAATATAAATTTAGTGAAGATGTAGTATTAAACAAACTGCGTAATCATATATTAGGGACATACGACCAACACTACAGTATGAATAAAATCCAGTCAACGGAGTTCATCTTCGACGCTGGTCATGGCGAAGGCTTTTGCTTAGGAAATATCATAAAGTATGCCCAACGCTATGGAAAGAAAGAAGGAAGAAACGAGCAGGACTTATTAAAGATTCTGCATTATGGAATAATTTTGATGGGGTCAAAAATAGATGAGAAAGAAGAAACACGAAAATCTTACACAAGCGAATATAACCAAGGTAATTGAGTTATTAAACCCAACAGATGGTAGCAAACCTATAACAAAGAAAGAAGCATGTGGTATATTAAACATTGCTTACAATACAACTAGATTAGGTAATATCATCACGGAACACAATGAAACTATGGAGTTTCGTGCCATTAGAAAGGCACAGAATAAAGGCAAAGCAGCCACAAAACAAGAGATTACAACCGCAGTAGCGATGTACTTAGAAGGAGCTACAGTATCAGATGTAGCAAAAAGTTTATATCGTTCTCCTGCTTTTGTTAAAGGTATCATTGAAAGAATTGGAGTACCTCAGAAGCTCTCAATGACAGACTATGAAGGAAGAAGAAACGCACTCTTACCAGAGCAGTGCGTAGCTGAGGAGTTCAAACCTGAAGAAAAGATTTGGGCAATTAGACAAAACTATCCAGCAATAGTTAGTAGAGAACTGAAGCCTGAACTGGCGGAAGAAAGAGGGTACAAAGTGTATTTAGTAAATACAATAGAGTGTACACAAGAGGATTTAAAAGATACGTACTTCCCATATCTAAGTCATGCAGGCAAACAATATTGTCTAGCATCTTATGAGATGGGCAGTCTAAGACATTTACGCGAGTATATGTAAAAAGGAATAAAATGGACGCACTAACTATAGTAGCGGCATTTTGGATAGCTGGAGTATGTTTAGGTGTTTATAACCTATATGTACCAGCAATACAAATTATCGGAAAAATTGATAGTAATAATGTAGCATACAGATACGCCTGGGCAGGTGGAATTGTTTTCACCATTTTTTTGGGTGTATGTTTACCTTTACTGGTTCATGTTATATTAATTAATAAACACCAAGACAGATTTCTTAGGACGTTTATACCAGCATATATGGGAGACAAAGATGCATAGAGGAAATAGATATTACGAAGCTCTTAGAGCTAAGTATATAGCAGAAGCTAAAGAGGCAGAAGCAGTGTTGCATACATACTTTACTAACTCAGTAGGTATTGGAGAGCACTCTGATCTAATAGAAGAATTTGATAAACAACTAGACAAACTAGCAGCCGCACAGGAAAAGCTAGAAGCATTAGAGAGTTTATTACCTTGACCTCTTTAATATTAAAGTGCGATAACGAGACTATAGGAGTAGTAAGAAATCCTTACGAAAGAATAGTCTCTTTATACGTGCAAAGTCTAGACTATATAGGTATGGATGCTTGGGTAGACAAATGTACTCCTGAGTTACAAACTGAACTTTATAAAGACTGTGACCATATAGTCAGATTCGAAGCATGGAAAGAAGAATTAATTTTTTCTAACCTACATCCTAAAGATACTTCAATTTTGCAGGATGAAACTGTACAACCTATGTGGGAACGTTGGTATACTTTAAGAAGTAAACAACATATATACGAGCTATATCGCGAAGATATTAAAGTCTACGGTTATAGCTACTAAAATATAGTTCTTGACACAAGGTTAAAATTCCGATATAATATATTTATATTAAGGAAATAAGCAATGAGCGACAGGTATTACACACAGATGCTAGAGACCACAGGTTGGTGTCCTGGTTATCGCAATACTTTTAGCCTTGCCGAATACACACAAAACTATAAACTAAAAAGGAAAAGAACTATGGCGTGGACAGACGAAAGTAAAGAACAAGCAGTTGAAATGTATACTGCAGAAGAACCAACTCCAGACAACAGTATGGAGATTGTTAAGATGGTAGCTGAAGAGTTAGGCGAGAGCCCAAACGGAGTCAGAATGATTTTAACAAAAGCAGGAGTATATGTTAAGAAAACTCCAGCAGTAAAAAGCAGTGGTGGTGGAACTGGTGGTGGCAGAGTAAATGTCGCACAAGCACAAGATGACTTAGTAAAAGCTATCTCTGATGCAGGTAAAGAAGCCGACACAGCAATTGTCAGTAAGCTAACAGGTAAGGCTGCTGTATATTTTACAACATTAATTAACGAACTAAACGATTAATTACCCCTGAATCTCGGGGAGGGCAACCTCCCTGAGTATTTTTTTATCTACAGGAATCACCTCGTAAGACGATACCATTGATAGGACGCTAATAGATATTAACTACCTACAAGGAAACGAATGAAAAAGGAAGATTTTGTTAGAAAACTTGACGAAGCGGGCGACGCTATTGTCACATATCGTAGTCAGAATAGTCGTAGACTGAAATATAATGTCTGCACAGGTGACTTCGATAACAAATATATACAGTCAAAAAAGAATCGAGCCAAACCATCTCAAAGACAAGTTCTATTGTTTTGTTGGGACACCGACTCTTACAGACTATTACAACCTGATAACGTAACGTCTATTGTACCTCTAGCAGCGATACTGAAGAATGATAGAATTACATAACGAAACTCCAGTATACGAAAAGGAAGTACACTTTAACGAAGAGAAGAATGAAAAAGTCTTTGTTATGGTAAACAACTTTCGTGGTACGGAGTACTTACATATCAGGAAATACTATATGGACTTTGATGAAGAATGGAAACCAACAAGGGACGGCATAGCCTTGCCTATTGATTTGGATAACCTTCGAGAAATATTTACAGCCTTAGTAGAGATACTTTCTATCTCAGAAGTTAAAGGAGTATTAGAAACTCATTTCAAAGAGATATTAGACGAGTTATACCAATAGCACCAAAAAATAGTCCTTGACAAATGTTTAAAAATTCTGTATAATATATTTATGAATAAGACAGAATACCTAGAATATTGTAATCAAATGTATGCAGAGGGCAATCCTATATTACCTGATGATGTATACGATAGACTTGTAGAGAACACTGCTCTTGCGGAGCAAGTAGGTCATGCAAGTGATGATACACGATATAACCACCCTTTCCCAATGTATTCACTTCAGAAAGTCTTTGTAGGAGAAGATGAAGAACCAAACTGGGAATCTAAACAACCAACTATTATGACTGCCAAACTGGACGGTGCAGCTGTGTCTATAACTTATGTAGACGGCATCTTCCATCAAGCACTCACGCGTGGTGACGGTAGAGCGGGTCTAGATATTACTGATAAAATTAAGTCTTTAGTACCAAATGAGATATGGAGCAAAGGTGTCAAACAGATTACTGGAGAAATCGTTGCCCCAAAAACAATACCAAATGCTAGAAATTATGCAAGTGGTGCTTTGAATCTAAAAGACTTACAAGAATTTAAATCCCGTGATATTACCTTTGTTGCATACGGAATTCAACCAGCCATCTGTGCTGAGTGGAGTGACGATATGAACATGGTTGCAGACATGGGATTTAACGCTATCACCAAAAGTGATTATCGTGAATTCCCTCAGGACGGTAAAGTTGTACGAGTCGACTCTAATATATATTTTGAAAAATTAGGCTACACAGCACACCACCCTAGAGGTAGTTTCGCTTTAAAAACAAGACAGGCTGGAGTAGTTACTCGACTCTTGGACGTTGAATGGAATGTCGGGAAGTCAGGTGCTGTTTCACCAGTTGCGATTTTAGAGCCATGTGTGATAGGCGAAGCCACTATTAGTAGAGCAACTCTACACAATATGGCATACATCGAAGCATTAGAACTAGAGATTGGTTGTAATGTTGAGGTTATCCGTAGTGGAGAAATAATACCTAGAATTGTAAAGAGAGTATGAAAACGATCGAAGAGTTTAAGCTGATGGGTAGTAATCCTAGACGTAATGGTTTGGGTTTTGTTTGGCTTATGGAGAGTCCTAAAATTAGATGGAATTTTTATCATCCAGATTTAGTACCTCAACAAGTAAGTCAGTACCATAATCACCAAAACAGTTTTGTATCTGATATTATGAAAGGAAGATTTTGTAATAAAAGAGGAAAGATAGTAGAAGGTAGTAAGACTATAAAAACTATAGACTGTGTTGAAAATAACTCACAAGGATTTGAGTCACAAGTATGGCAGAAGAATGTAGACATTCAAAAGAAAGATGTAGAAAGATATATAACAGGAGATACATACTATATGGATGCAAAAGAGTTTCATGTAGCATGGGCAGAAGCACCTACTATTACTAGATTAGAGATAGTTGGTCGCGAAAATGAACCTGGCTTAGCAATGTATGCTACTTCTCATGAAGAAGTAGTATGTCCTATAAAAGAATTTAGATATCCACACGATATGTGTTGGGATATAATTGAAGCAGTTCTCAATGCATAACCCATTTCTTATTAATATAGATGTATGTGGTATATGTAACGAGTCGTGTAATTATTGTCCGAGGTCAAGTTCATATCCGAATATAAAAGAATATATGAGTGTTGAACTTTTTACTAAGTTCATAAAGGATTGTAAGGACTATAGCGGGACTATTTGTTTCTCAGGCAGAGGCGAAAACAGTTTGCATCCTAAATTTAAAGAACTTGTGGAAATTTTACATTTCACTGGTAGAAAGTATAGGACTAGAATTTTGACAAACGGCTATAAACTAGAATCAAAGTTCAAGTGGTTTAATATGTTTGACTCTATTATAATGAACTCTTATACGAGTAAAGAACAGATGGAAGAACGGAAGAAGATAATCCCTCGTGCCACCCATAGATACTGGGATCAGAGCATGGAGCCATCAGAGTGGGGTGAAACACCTATTCAAGTTCAAAATAGAACTGAGCTATATGAAAGAATAGCAACTGATAGAAGTGAGATACATACTCCTTGTGTACTGCCATCTACTAAAGGATGGGTACACCATGATGGAACAATACAGTTATGTTGTAATGACTGGACAGACACAAATGTGTATGGCAACATTGCAGACGATAACTTTTTTGATGTATGGCACACTAGCAAAGAACTAGAAGAAGTAAGAAAGAAATTATTATTTGGAGACAGAGGTAGTAATCCTATATGCAAAAATTGTAATAGAAAGGTTACACCAAGAGAGGAAAAGAGAATTGCAAGGCTTAGACAAAAGTATTGATACCATTATAAATGTTAGTGGCGGAGCTGAATGTTTTGCCGCTTTATGGTGGGCAAAAGAAAAAGGTCTAAATGCAGTTGGCTTACATCTATACAACAATCCACATAATCATCCTGCCAAAGATGCACAGTTATACTATGCTCAGAAGCAGTGCGATTTCTTCAAGTTCCCACTAGTTGTAGATAGAAACGAATTACCACAAGAGGTTACACTAGCACTAGCAGTCAATCAACATATGTCAGCAGCAGCGACTTTGCTTCTAGGAAACCCAAGAAAGTGGAAATATTTAGTATGGGGCGCAAATGCAGAAGATTCATTTGCGCAACGTCTACAGTTAAGATTCCCGATAAGAGCATATCTTGCACAGAAGTCCTATCAGTTAGACTTGCATGGATGTTCTGCAGCTGAATTACTATCTGCACCTACTAATATCTTTCCTTTCGAGACTCTGTATAAATCAGAGGTTATATCAATGTTAGCAAAAAACATTTGGCACTTTGCCAAAGATAACATATGGTACTGTTACCCTTCGGATAATAGTCCTGAAAGAATTGCTAAGATAGGTAGAACTAAAGAGGGCGGATATACTCCTTGTGGAGAATGTATCAAATGTA